GTGAGATTCATCGAGAACTCCGAATGAAAGGGTTTAGATAGGTAAGTGCCTCGGTACAAACCAACTTACGTTGGAGCGTACCCAGCGGCGACCGACTGTTTGACGAGAACGGCAGCTACCAAGTTGCAAAACTGGTAGATTTCGTTCAGGCTAGCAGCCGGGATGCCCTGCGGCATGGTGATGATCATGTCGGCGACCATCCGATCCTTCGCGCTGAAAAGCGTCGTGGTCGAGTCTTGGACGGCATACGGGAAGACGAAGTTGAACTTCATCTGCCGCGCCGTCTTAGGACCGTTCCACGTGCTCCACAGTTTGAGGGTCTGACGGAGCCCAACGGGCAGTGCCGACGCAGCACCAGTGTCCTGGCGCCACACGGCGGGGGAACCATCACCCCCAGAAGCCGACAGAGCGTCGTAGACGATGTCGGTTGTACCGTCGAATTTCTTGACGGTAATCGAAGCCATTGCTGGCATTTCAGCTCCAAAAAGAAAGGAGAATTGGAGGAACCCATATTAGGCAGCAGCGGACCAACTCTAACGTTTGGTCATCAACTGCGTGAGGACAGAAACGGCGTTTGCACACCGTTGCCAACCCCACAGCCTAAATGGACGCACATGCAAGTTTGCGCCTGTAAGCGCATCAAGCCGCTCGAAGTGAACCGCAGACCAGTTTCGGATAGTCTTTGGCGGAACATTAAAAATGTTCGCCTTGATATCCTGTACCTGAGCCTTCAGTCCCCAACAAGCCCACGGTTGTGTAACCGTGAGTCCGAAGAAGTCAGTTCCTTGGGAAAGGAACTCTCCTACGTTCACGAACCAGTCGACTACGAAGCTGAAAGGTATCAGCTCCCATACGACTGTTGCCGGGTTGACTAAACCCAGCTTGTTCGCGAGATAAAGGTTCGGATTGTCAATCGAAACCTTACATCCCTGTTTGGCAAAAAGTACACCACGCGACTCCTGGTATGTATAAATACCAGAAGCGATCGTTCCGTCCAGAAACTTGACGAAACGGTCATTTCTCGCCGTACCCCTAGGAGTTATGCTCTTTATTGGGGTTTGAAAGTGGTTGACAGCCGAATAGATGTCGTCGATTAACGGCTTCCATCCGAAGCTATACTCTAGCCAATTGTTCGCAAGAGTCCTTAGCGGATCCTTGTAACTCTTCATGCCACGGATCACATCCTTTCGGTTTGTGATACCAATGTCTTGAAGGGCAGCATAGAAGTCCAGCCTCCTCATATGACGGCAGAACATGATCAATTGCTCGATCCTGCTCACCATCATTCCCATTGACTGTCGGTACTCTGCCAAGTTCACAGCGAACTGTGCACTATCGGACACTGCAGACACTAGCTTTGCGTACGATGAAGCTTTCACAGCATCATACGGCGCGGCTGTACCCACATTGGGTACCATTGCAGCATTCCCCGGTCCGAAGAAGCCAGACGGAAAGGTCGACTGATTTGGGTCTCCGGTGACACCTTTCGGTGTCGCCTTGTCTATAAAATAGACAAGACCCCGATCAATCGGCTTCGCCTGTTTGTACTTCCTTTGGTCCAGGTATATGTCGCGGGTACTTTGGGTTGTCGTGAAGGGTCCAGTATAGGGGGCTACCAAGTTAGCCTCCTATGCACGCGTTTGAATAGAGCGTGCTTTCACCGCTTACAGACGGCATATCTTCTCTCCTACTGTGTTCCACCGTAAGAACCTTGAGCATCACGCTCAAGGTCCTCCTCGAAGGAATCCAGCTCCTCGTTAACCATGTCGTAAATCACTTCATGGCCAAGCGCGGCAGTGAGGATCATCCGAAACATGCAGCGAACGCAAAACTCATAGTCGGGGCCCAAAAGGCGTCCAACCATGTTGCCACGATTAGAGACAGAGATGGTGTTACCATCTACGCTCTCATACAAGGCAGTAACGCGTTCGTCGCTATGGTTCATGATGACCTCATTCAGGAGAAGAAATTTCCTTCTCGGATTGCAACCTGACCTAGGTCTGGTCGGTGCCGAGTCGAGGGCTTACTAAGCCCAGAAGGATCCCCGTGAG